TTCAGCATAGAAATGATATCCATTTTTATTTTCTCGTGTTTCTCGCGTTGAAAAGATCAATTTTTTCGAAGTCCGCAGTCTCCGAATCGGTTCGCTTAATTGAGTTAAATAGAATAAACTCTTTATAAAATGGTATTAGAAGAAAACGCACAATTTCATTCTTTGAACAAATTCATCGTTGCATTTCTCAATGAGAACAAAAACTCGCATGAGATGAAAAATTTGCAGACACCCGAACTTTTTGACAAATTAATTGAAAATTGGAAAATCAAGAGCAATAAGTTTAAAAGTTTGGTGAGAAAAAATGAAGATAAAAACATCAAACCTCCTCGTCCTAAAAATAAATATATCTTATTCTGTGACACCGAAAGACAAAAAGTAAAACAAGAATATCCTGAAAAAAATATTAGAGAGATAACATGTGAACTGGGAAGACGCTGGAAAAAATTCCAAGACTTTCCCGACCCGAAGATCGACGAAGAACTTACAAAAGCTTTTCTCAAAGACCAAGAACGCTATCACACTACTAAAAAGGTGAAAGAAACGGTCGACAATTCAAAGAACAAGTTCAGATCTGAATATATTTTCTTTTGTGAACAGGAAAGGAAAAAAGAGGCTAAAACTGCAGATGCGAAAAAATTAACAATGAAAGAACTAGGGTTCAGATGGAGCAATATGAAAAACGATAACGAAGTTTATGAGAAATTCTCATCAATTTTTGAAGCAAAGAAAAAACAATATGAGCAATCGCTGACGACTTAAAGAAAATAATGTTAATAGAAAATGACATCGCCAATATCATCTGTAGATATTATTAGATTGATGAGGACTGAAACAGATCCTTTCAAAACATATCTTGAAGAGAGAAGACCGTTTGTCGTGGTTGACAACAAAGGAGAAGAACAGTTCATACCACCATTAAATACAGACATACGATTTGGTGGTTTGAAAAGAAAACACCAAGATGCTCACCAAGATGCCCATATGATAGCGTATAAAAGAAGCAAATAAATTTATGTTAAATTAACACAAATTATTTTTTATTTAGCTGGATGTAACACACGCTTTGTCGAGCGCGATTTCCAGGAATCCCAATAGAATATGGGGGTATATGCGAATTTTGTTTTTGCGAATTTACAGGAGTGGATTTTGAATGAGATAATAAAAAGCTGCTCATTTTAGCGAGATTATTGGAGGGGGTTTGTTCATCCGGCAAAAACGTGTCGACACACTTGCCATCAACATACAGTCTCAATAATGGGACATATTCAATTGGGTCTTTGGTGCCATAAGACATTGAAACAATTCTTTGATTTAATTGATCGACATCAACATAAACAAATTTACACCCCGTTGTCATTTCATCTAGTTTATCAAATACTGGTTTAAGGGTGTGACAATACTGACATGTCCGCTGAGTAAAAAATACAAAATAGTAACCAGGAAGTTTTAATAATAGTTCATTATTTTGAACATCGAAATCGCCATACGTCAAAAACAACATTTTTAGATTTTCATTATTTTCTTAATTCACAAACCCGGGACTTCGCCACTGTTACTAAAATTGATTTAGTCGCTTTCAGATAACAAGTCAAAACTAAAATGTCAGAAGTTCCCGAAATAATCATGGCAAATACAAAACTATTATTAAAGAGGAGAGGGTTTAATAATATCGAATATTCTGAAGAGAGCGATTGCGGCCAAAAACCGAGATTGTTAGCTCGAAAAAGCGACGGTGAAGATATAACTGTTTTTTTCATAGTTCCAAATAAGGTAACTATTCATGTAATTAAAGCTATTATCTCAATGGCAAAAACGCAAAATGTTATTATCATATATAAACATACATTAACGTCTGACGCAAAGCAAAGTATTTCATCTGGATCTTCGGTGCTTAATTTTGAAATATTTTCTTTTGACGAAATGTCTTACGATCCTATTGAAGCTGTTCCTGTTCATAGAAAAACAGAAAGGCCCACAGAATGGTCAAAGCTTCCATATATTCTGACAACCGATGTTATATCAAGGTATTTTGGGTTTAAACATGGTGACACCATTGCAATTGAAGAGAATGGGTATATTTCTTACAGGAAATGCGTAGGAATTTAAATTCTTAATTCAAAATGGCCGACAGAATTGATCAACTCCCTCAGACAAATACAAGCCCGTCTCATTTGGATTCGGAAATAATGAACGAGTTATTTTCTCAGACTCAAGGCAGAGGTAAAATTAATTGGAAATATTCAGCGTTGCTGTTAGCATTATTTGTTGTTTTAAATTTACCCGCTGTTAATAATCTTTTAAACGACACATTTCCAGAGTCTGCTGTTCTAATATTATCTATAAAAACTATAGTGTTTGTTATCGTAATAGCGATTCTTCAAGTTGTGAACTAATTTTATGACAGACGTTGTCATAAATTAACTATATGGAAGCAGGACTGTGTCAAAGGACATAATATATTTTGGGAGGGTGTTTCCCATAATATAGTTGATGTGTTCTGTAAAAATTGAGAAGATCATATTCAGTAGATTTTCGTCATTTGTTTTTTCTAACGACACGTAGTACAGGCTCTGTAGAAATAAATACAAAATGTCACATAAATGTTTATTCCGCCTAAGTATGGAGATGTGTTTTGAAAAGCGCTTTTTCCATTGGGAGAGTGTTATTTTTTTTACAATATAGTTAAGTCTGAGACCCTCTCTGATCAATCCGTCTCTTTCAGAAATCTCATTCATGATGAAAATTGATCGTTGAGCAACCGAGTAAATGAAAATAATAAACGGGTTGTCATTGTTTTTCATAAGAAAATGACCCTCACATGGATCGTCCAACGGGTTTCGTTCCTGAATACCATTGGAACGTTGCCATTCGAAAAAATGTGGATTGTGTCTAGTCTCGTCTGATATTTCATCTCCAGTGTTCCAAGAAAATGTTGTTTGACATTTTGTACAAAACATTTGGTCACATCCGCCTACATCTTTTTGAATAAGTGTTTTGCATTTTGGACACTGTTTGCATGTTTGGGATATCAGCTTTAATGTTTCAATCATATTACTGTCGCATACATGATCACGTGTATCAACTGATAGACATTTTTTACAGTATTTTAAGTTACAATTTAGACATTGAAAATCTGCTATCGGTATTTCACATGACGGGCATGTATAAGATTCAATGTCAGAAACATGTTCTGATGTCATACCATATCCAAAATTATTCAAAACATGTTGAATTGTGTTTTCATCAATCCCTTCACTGTTTAAAATTTCTCGCATGATCATCATTCGATGAGTATTTACAAATTCATTAAACGCTCGTTGGCTGTGCAACAACAATAACAGTTCTTTTTCGAACATTGAATCAATTTCAAGTTTTGAAAAAGATTTAAAAGTCGAACACGGCAGAAACGGCTTTAAAACTTCGAGATTCCCAGGACTTTTACAAAACATGCAACGAATGTCAAGAACGTTTGTCCTGAGATGGTTTATTATACATTTTGAGCAAGCATGGTTATTGCAATTTATACATTTTACGCGTCTTCGCAGCTTTGGCGTGTACTGGTTACAACAAATTTGACAACTATTCATTTTTGATTTTTTTGATGTATAAATAATTGTTAACTGGAGTTCGTCCGGCCGACATTTCTGAAAAATGAAACTAATTACTTTAAAAATGGGAGCATCAACATCAAAAAATATTTCACATGCGGTGACACATGCCATCGCAAAAGTATCTTCAGACATAATTCAGAATACGAACCTTAGTTTAGACCAATCGCAGATTATAAGCGTCCAAGACATCGAAGGCGATGTCGTAATAAGCGGGGATGTTTTCACGCAAAAGGCTTCAATAAATATGAGATCCTTGTTGGACGCTCTTTCAAAAGAAGAGAATCAACAAAAAATATTGATGGAACTGGCACAGGAGTCTAAATCTGTTACGTCCGGCTTGAATCTCGCTCAATATGCTAATGCTCAAAATGTTATGAACACTCTAATCGAAGCAACGGTTTCAATGCTTTCGACAATATCTCAAACATGTACGGTCTTCTCTAAACAATTTCAAAACATAAACATTTCCCGGGTTAAAGGAAGCGTTCGAATCGAAAACAATGTTTTTGATCAAATGTATGACCTACTTCAAAATTGCTCCGAAAAGGCTGTTTCTGAAAACCGGACCATACAGGATTTGGTCTCGAAACTTGACCAGAAAGCCTCCGCAACGTCAGAGGGATTGTCCAGCATCTTTTTAGTACTAATAGCAGTTGTCGTAATTGGAACACCGGTTGTTGGCGGGACTTTACTCGGAGTAACTTTTCTTAAAATTTTATTTCCAATATTTGTCGTAGTTGGCATTGCTCTAATTTCGTTTTATGTTTACAAAACAGAGGAAGAAATGAAAATGGTTGGCTTTTCTTCATTTATTCTCGACAACCCCGTATGCGCACCAACCCCTATCAATGCTAGTCCTCCCAGGCCTCCCGTTTACGAGAACTCTACAAATGCGGCGCTTGCGTGTAAACAAGATCCCGCATGTGTAGCGTTTGACTGGAGAGGTCTGGACATCTCAAAAGTCGGCGTAGGAACTCCCCTTAAACCACCATCGACAACTTTCTATTCTGGCGTCTCTACCGAGTGTAAAGCCAGCATCAAACCTGACAATGTACATCTTTTATCATCGCCTACGGCTTTCTCTGGCCCCTCGAAACCGACGTCGGAGACCGTGAACGGGAAACTTGGTGACATATATCTCGATACAGCAACTAGCAACTGGTATCAACGATCAGACGATTGGCCGACTGGGTGGAAACCAATGGGAACAATATCTTCACACCCGTATTCAAAAATATCATGGGGCTCTAAAAACCCTTTGGTGTCAATCATACCAGGAAATGCAGAAGAACTATATGTTTATTTCAACGAGTCAAATCCAATATACTTTCACGTCTTCAAATATGACAATGGGTGGCTTGAGGAACGTAAAATTCGAGGACCGGGCCTCATTGCTTCGACACCAGATATAATAAATACAAGCGGGTTCAAAGAAACTAAAAGAAAACAATGGATATTGTATTCAGGAATTGGGGTTTTGACGATTGGGGTGATTGGCGTTTTATATACCACTTTGTCCAAGAAGGAACACTATGAAGGATGTGGGTCATTCCCATTCTCATTCTAACGCCTTCGGCGCGATTCACAACGTTTCAAAATAATTTCTTTAGTAAATGAAAAATGGACGATATTATGATTTTAATGCACAGAGTTATCGTGGATATTCAAGGGTTTGACGAAACTCAGTTTGGAATATTTGATGACAATGACCAGACACAATTGCTACATTTGTGGAACAATGCGGCGAATAGAGATGTAAATAAATTTATATCAGCGCTTTCTCCAATTCAAAAGGATCGACTCTCATTATGGGCTGCTCATCGAACGACATATCAAGTAAAAGACTTAGTCTCGGCTTTAGAGAAATTCTGTAAATTCTTGAAAAGTTCTAGCTATGCTAACCAAGAATTATATCCAAAACCGTTGAAGCGGGAACGTCATCGCACAATTTTTAAAAGAAAAAAACCATCGAAATAATTGAAGCACTAAATTGTCTAAACTGCCAGAACATTCGTGACGTAGACGAAGATTTGATTCCACTGTTTGTTTTCAATGAATAGAAATTTTATGAGATCAATCTCATAAAAACCAACATCTCCTACGCATGTTTACGCATGTTTACGCATGTTCAAGAATTTTTAATATAATATTTTCTACATCATCGTTACCATCAATTCTAATATGTTTTCGACGATTGTAACACTCGACGTACCCAAGATGCACCATGTCTAAATAATCAAGAGTGATAGAGTCTTCACAATCTCTCTGCCTTTGTTTAACCCTCTCATAACATACGTCAACTGGCGTATCAATATAAAAACTAATATCCGGAGACCATTTTAATACTTCATACATGTTTTTTACAATTCTAGCTTCTTCGCCATCCATAAACCCCTGGCGTATTCCGTTTTCGACAAAAACCATTGACGCGTCTGGCGATCGTTCCACAAAAACAATTGGGTGCTGTAAATTCTTAATGGCTTGATACTGTTGATGCATTGAGTGTAAAATCGATAATTGGAGTGTGCACATCCATCGTTTTTTGTCGTGATAATATCGACTTAACAGCCCACCCCAATCTGAAAGATCTTCTTGAAATACAAAATACCCACGGTCTTCCAACCCTTTTAAAATTGTTGATTTTCCAGCCCCTATATTACCATCTATACAATATATCAATGGCGACATTTTAATCATTTAAAAATTTACAACCTGGGAAAAATCAAATTTTTATTGGGATCATTTCAAAACCTTATCTTTCTCTCAAATTCCTTCGCAACCTCCTTCGTGAACCCCCACATCACCCTCTTGTTGAACTTCGTCCCATTGTTCGCAACGAAATCCTCGAAATCCTTCCTTAACAATTCATCACCAGTCGCAAACACCAAGAATTCCT